CAAAAGTGTAAAACTTGTAATTGTAATTCTGAATCAGAGTATTGTTTTAGACACAAACCAAAAAAGCCATTCAAGCCTAAGAAGAAACTTTTAGCATACAGACCTAAAGGTTATCAAGATGTTTATGAAGATGCTTTAAAAATGAGAAATTTCTTTATGGACATATGGTCAAAGCGAACTCATAAATCTGAGGTGAGTGGTGATTATTTAGGAAAAGAGCCTTTAACAGTGTTCTTTCATCACATCCTGAGTAAAGAGAAATATCCCCAAGCAGCTTTTGATGAGGAAAACATTATACTTTTGACTCTTCAGGAGCATGACCAAGTGGAAATGGATATGTACAGGTATGAAGAAGTGAATAACAGAAGAGAAAAATTATTAATTAAATACGATTTAAAATGAACAGATCAGATTTTACAGCTTTAATGATGGCAGTGGTAGTTATTTTCTTAGTGTTTAGATCTTGTGGGGCTCAAGAAGAATATGATGAGCTGAAGTTAAAATATGAAGAAGCCTCTAAGATTAAAGACAGTCTTGGAAGAACCATTGCTGTAAAAGATGCTGAGATTGTCACAAATCAGCAGAGCATGCAAGACTTAAGAGCTAAACTGTTTGAGACAACAGAGAAGTATAATAAGAAGGTGAAAGAAGTGAAAGCCCTAATAGCCCAGGGAACAGAAGTGGTTATTAAGGATAAAGATGTCCCTTATTTAGATACAGCTAGGATGAAACAATGGGAAGACAGTGTTGCTAACATCTGTAAGGATGTAATTGCTTATTACGAAGATAGCACTGTAAGAATAGGATCTAATGCTAAAGATTCTACAGCCTATTATAAGATAGATGCTACTGTTGAAAAGAACTCCCTAAAGATCAATGAGATAAAATTCATTGATTCTCAATATGTTAGTATTACGGAGTTTAAAGGAGGATTCTTTAAACGTAATACAAAAGGTAGACTTAGACTCTATGAGCCTAGAAGGACTAAAGTGGAGATAAAGCACACTAATCCATATTTTGAAAATAAGAACATAGATGCTTTCTTTTACAAAAAAAATCGTAAATTTGATGCTCATTCCTTCTTTGGAGGAGGTATAATGGGCGTATCAATTGGTATATTATTAATGGCTTTATTGTAAAGTTATGAAGGTCAATCGCTACAATATAGCTGATCATCTTGTTGAATATCAGCTCAATATGATTGGTAAAACTATTGAAGAAGCAAAGAAAGATGATATGTGGTTCTTCAATTGGACTATGACACAGCAACAAGCTGATGAGCTAAAAGCGTATGCGATTCCCTTAATAAAGAAAGTGTTTAAATGTAACAAATCCAAAGCTGAAAAAACATTCTCATGGTTTTTTCTAGAGTTTGGATTAAGGATAAAAGACTAATTTTTTACACGGTTAATTGGACTTACGGACGGTGGTTTCTACCACTGTCCTTTTTTTTTTATTTTAAAATCAATTTTATGCGTCATTCAAAATTACCAGCAATTATTGCACAATTATTAGAAATTCATTGTACAGGAAAAGCACAGCTCCATATAGATTTTATGGGGCATGTTGACAAAATAGGAGTGTATGTTTATCTTCCTAAATGGGAGTCTGGTAAAACACCAGATTTAGCATTTGAAGGATATGTAGATAAAGATAGTTCTTGGGAAAACTTTGAAAATGAAGTTAATGCATTCATTAAATTATTTAATGCTATAAATCAAAAACAAGATGGGATCACAACAATTTAAAACTTACAGTAGAGGTAAATCAGTTAAAGAAGCATATTTAAGTGCTGTAGATGATGCAAATGATGAATATGGGCATCAGCAAGGATATAGTGGTGAAATCAATTCATCAGCAGGATACAGAGATGTTACAAATAAATTTAAAGCTAGTGGTAAAGATTTAAACAAATATATCAATGAAAGATTAGACGTTCTTACAAAGTTTGAGGGTGCTGAAGCTATTTGTATAGAAGAACCTGTAACAAATAAAAATAAGATTAAGACACAAGTGGAGCATATTGTAGAGAAAGGAACAAAGAAGTGGGTGTTAAAGTATGTTGTACATGGGTCAAATGGTAGAATTGGCTCTTATAACACAAAAGGAGATGCTGTTAAAGCAGCTAGAGCTCATACAGAAAAGAACTTTGGTACCACTGTTGTACACATGGAAAAGGTTCTTGAAAAAGGTAAGACTGAGGTAGCTAGAATAAACTATAAAAAGGCAACAAATGAAAAAGATGGTAAGTGGATTTTTTATGGTTGGGCTTCTTGTTAGTTGTTCTCCAGAGAAACAAGTTCCACCAGAAGAAGAAAAGGTGTACATATCTATAGATGGTAAAGAGGTGGAACTTGTATCAGATGATTATGGTAATCAATATCTTAAACAAAATACATCCTGTGGGATTATGTATGTTCCTTTCACATTTCCTGTAGAGGAAGAAGAGATTCCCAGGATGTATGAAGCTAAATATAATCAATGAAAAAGAGAAAATTAAGATGGGTTGCTTGGTTTGAAAATCCGATTTGTTTTTACACAAAGAAGGATATGTTAAACTATTGCAAAGATAGAATCGTAATAATGTCTAAAATACAATAATATGGACAATATAAGAATTAAGCTAGTAAATGCTGTTTACGATCATTCTTCAGAAGAATTGGAAACATTAGATTTGTTGAACATAGCCAAATCTTCTGATGAACAATTAATAGACAGATTAATTAACATTCTAGAATGGTATGCAAATGCGTATAACAACAATCAATGATGATTTTGAAAGAGAATTTGAGAAGGATAGTGTATATTTGCTAGAGGAAAAGATGTTGATGGAGCAGGAATATAGAGAATGGCTGTCAAAAAATAGAAAACCTGCAAAGATTGTTATTGTTGATAAAGACAAAATCCTACAAAATGAATCTGTGCGTAACCTTCTCCCATTTTGAGGAGCTATATAAGAATGGATATACATTAGACATGCTATTTGTTCTCAAACTTGCTGAGGAAGCTGATGTTATGTTTCTCTGTAACGATGATCTAAAACTTAAAACCCTTTTACAGGGAATGATAAGAAAAGGGATTCTAACAGAGAATGGTAGCATCACTCTTTCTGGTAGGGCTGTATTGGAAATCCTTAACAAGGAGGAAGTGAAGACACCTCTTACAAGAAAGATTCCTGATAAAACAGATGACTTTGAAAGATGGTGGAAAGCCTATCCAGGTACAGACACATTCACTTATAAAGGAAAGTCTTTCTCTGGAACCAGAAGTATGCGTGTTAAAAAGGATGAATGTAAGATAAAGTTTACAAAGATTCTTAATGAAGGAGAATATACAGCAGATGAGATGATAGGAGCATTACAGCTTGAAGTGGAACAGAAGAAAGACAATTCTGTAAAAGCTGGTGAGAATAAGCTAAAATACATGCAAAATAGTCTCACATATCTCAATCAAAGAACGTTTGAACCATACATAGAGCTGATAAAAGAGGGGGTGAAACACACCCCTTCTCCTTCAGCCACTAGTGGATCTGTAGACATTTAAAATTTAAACAATGGAAGCAATTGAAACAACAAGAAAAGGCGATTATATACTAGAAATATTTTACGATGAGTGTTACGATAGTCCAAGAATTTGGGACCCTTTAGGTACAATGGTTTGTTTCCACCGGAGATACAATCTAGGTGATAAACACGATTATAATAAGGATGATTATTCCACATGGACTGAGTTAAAAGAAGCAATTATAGAATGTGAGAATGCAAAAGTTATCCTACCTTTGTATCTTTACGATCACAGCGGAATAACAATGAACACAACAGGATTTAGTTGTGGATGGGATAGTGGTCAGGTTGGATGGATATTTGCTTCAGAAGACCGTATCAAGAAAGAATATAATGTAGATGTGATCACTGATGATATTCTTGAGAAAGTTACCAATATGTTGAAAGGAGAAGTGAAAACATACGACCAATATCTCACAGGTGATGTTTATGGATACAGAGTGTCAAAGGTTGAAATGTGTGATAAAGGTTGTAAACACGAGGAAGAACTAAAATCCTGTGGGGGATATTACAGTATGGAAAGTGCTGAAGAAGCAGGAAAAGAAATGTTGGATTATTATCTAAAAACAGTTTAAATTAATAAGTTATGAAAACAGTAAATTATAATAAGCGTGAATTACAACAATTAGACACAATTGAACAGGCTTGGGATGGTGATGAATTGAAAATAGATGATGGTGATGTTAGAGTATGGCTTGTACACAAAGAAAATATAGCGTATAATGGTAACTATGTAATTGAAACAAAAGTTAATGGAAAATGGAATCAAACATCTTATTATTTTGACTATATTTAAAAAAGCTTAATTTTGATAATGTGCCCTGAGGCTAGGGGATTGTAGTTCCTCATGTAAAAGTGAGCTAGATCGTAAGCTAGATAGGTTGGCAACTCCTACTGACATAGAACAAAAGTTGCAACATTGTGGGGTGGACTGGAGATGGTTCCAGCTTGGTCTCATAAGCCAAATGACGGTAGTTCGAATCTACCCCCCGCAACCTAAAATATGTCATATGGTGGAATGTATATGTATTGATGACAGCAATCGTCCTAAGGAAATACCTATTAATAAATGGGTGAAAAAGGATGAGAAATACAATATTATATACACTGTAAGAGTGCTTCCTCAGAATGATATAGGAGTTATGCTTTCTGAAATAGAGCTTACAGACAAAGAACTTCCTTATGAATACTTTTTGTTGAGACGTTTTGCTTTTACAGAAGAAAACTTAAAAAAGCTAATTGAATTAATTAAAGACTGTAATGATACAGACTTTTCTATGGAAGAACTATTAGAACAAACACAGCTAGAAGAAGTTTAGACAAGCAATCAGGTATATTCCCCCGATAGTTTTCACTATTGGGGTTTTTTATTTAAATTTACATTATGACAGGAAAAGAAATGAGAGAGAATTATTACCAAAAGATTTTGGAAAAATCTCGTATAAGACATAAAAAAGTAGACAGTGGTACTATTAGTACTCCTGTAGAGAAGAAAGTAAACTGGGATAGATTATCTGAACATTTTAAAACAATGGTTTATGGAAAAAACATGGATGGACATTTGGAAAGAGTGGATGCTACAATCCACAAAACTTAATATTATGGACTTTTATGATTGGCTCAATGAGCATTATGAAGTTCCTCAGAAAAAACAAAATGTGGTAAATTCTCAACAAAACAACAACAAATGTGGATTATAAACAACAATGATAAGTCAATAGAACACAATGGTGAGGTGTTATATCTTCCCAGGAAGGAATTCATGATAATGTCCTATCTCCAAGAAAATTCTAATAGAGCTATAACAAGAGAAGAATTATTAAGAAATATTTGGGGAGATGATGTTGTTGTGCTACCAAGAACAGTGGATGTACACATTAGAAGAATTAGAAAAAGATTTCCTAATATTCCTATCGTAACAAGAAAATGTTATGGGTATATGTGGAAAGAAAATGTGGAAAATAACCAAAATTTTCCATTATAACACCAAAATTGTAAAATATTTTCCATTATGGCAACAATAATTGATCCACCATCAGGATGGATGTATGGATTTCCTAAACCTATTCCTGAAGATAGACAGAAAGATACAATAGCATGGCTAATAGAACAAGGCTATCCCAAAGTGGTAATAGATAGTTATGGAGAACATTTCTATTGTAGATATTGGGAAGAACCTGAAAAAAGTGATAATTTGCAATAAGTGGTGAAAAGTGCTACTTTTCGCAAAAAATCACACTTATTCTGCATGAAATATTTGGAAAAATTCATGCATTTTATTTCCGAAAATGTGAAATTTTCGTAAAAAACGGAAATAAAAACAATGGATAGGTAGTTTAATTTTGATTTATTAAAAGTACTAATAGTACCAAAAATTGGTAATTTATGAGCTTTGAGCTGTTAAAACAAGAGGTGGAAAGTGGTTTATCTGGTAGGAACAATGGTGTTCCTATGGGGTTTGACAGGCTAAACCGTTATATAGGAATCAGAAAATCTATGTATTTCTTGGTAGGTGGACTTACAGGATCTGGTAAAACAAGCTTCATTGATGATGCATTTGTTCTCAATCCTTTTGACTGGTATATCAGTCAAAAAGACCCAAAGATCAAATTACGCATTATATATCGTTCAATGGAGCGTTCTAAAACCTACAAATTTGCTAAATGGGTGAGTAGAAAGATCTTTATAGATCAAGGAATCACTATACCTGTTCCTAAGCTTTTGGGCTGGACAGAGAAAATGACTAAGGATGAACATGATCTGTTCCTTATGTATGAAGACTATATGAACCAAATGGATGATGTTATTACAATCATTGGTGGTCCAGAGAATCCTGTAGGAATAGCTAAGGAGTTAAAAGCACATGCTTTGCAAAATGGGCGTATTGAGCAAATAGATGAGTATAACAAGTGCTATTTCCCAAATAATGAGCATGAGATAACAATTGTTGTAATAGATCACATTGGTTTATTGAAGCTTACAAAAGACCAACCTACAAAGAAACAGGCTATTGATAAGATGAGTGATGAGCTCAGATA